TCCCAGGTTTGGAGGTAAGCATAGGACGCAGAACACAGGCGTTTTCTCTCGAGGTATGAAGGCGACAACTAACAGGAGTTTAAAGCTCCAGGAGATACTCTTGAGAAAGAACTTTGCGAAATTCACGAAGCGATTATGACAGTCGGAAAAGCTATATACAACATCCTCACAAACGACACGACAGTGAGTGGGATAGTAGGGACGAATATCTTTCCAGAGATAGCTCCTCCAAATATCGACGTTCCATATATCGTGTACAGCGTTCTCTCGAATACTCCAAGCGATTCAAAGGAGGACGGGGGAGCTGTAGACGTTTCTAACATTGAGGTATACAACTTCCAAGCTACGTACAACAACGCAATAGATTTAGGGGTTGCGGTTCGTGCTGCACTGGATCGCAAAAATGGAACGTATGGAGGTGTTAAGCTCCAAAGCATTCAATACGCTAACGAACAGATGGACGTTAACGAAACGAGGCATATTTGGGTGTCTATACAGGATTACTCAGTAAGAACTAAAAACATATAACATGGAAGATATAATTGTGAACCACTGGCAAAGTATACTCTTTGCCTTATTAATCGCAGCGAGGGCGATCTTTTCTCTCGTACCGTCAGACAGCCAGGCGGTAAAGATTTTTGGCTGGATAGATATATTAATAACAGCGTTAGTCGGAGGCGATAGACGTAAAAAGAAAAAAAAGTAATGTCACAAACAACAGGACTAATTAACGGCTCGAACTTACGGGTCATGCTTGCAGCAGATGGAGCTGCGCCCGTCATGGTCGATAACATCACAGATTGTAGTATCTCTGTCTCAAGCGAGATGAAGGACACATCCGTGAAAGAAGATGGTGGTTTTAAAGCTGTACTACCTGGTAGAGTTTCAGCTACAGTTAACTTTACAGCTTACTTTGAGGAGGCAGCTACAACGGGATATGTTCAGATCATGCCTTTACAATTGGCTGGAACGAAGCTCGATGCAAAGTTCACTCAAATGTTGGGAACAGCTACAGCTGAAAACTCAGGGGATCACGCATTCGCGTTCGAGGCATTCGTAGTAAGTTGCGACTTAAACGGAGGTGTAGAAGATACAGCGACTTACTCTGTTAGCTTGGAAGTAGTAGGGACTATAGTATACGCAGCTATATCATAACATGAAAATTGAACTCAATAACATAAGCTATCCAGTAAAGGCTACGATGAGAGCCTGGAGAGCATTCGAGAAAGCGACAGGAGTTAAGGTTGTCGAAGTTGACGCTTCAGATATCACCTTAATACCAGAGCTAATTTACTACTTCGTAGTGGACGGATGTAAGGCGCAAGGTATGGAGTTCGGCTTAGATGTAGAGGAGTGGCTGGGATTGATTCAGGTAAGCGACTTACCAAAGTTGATCGCAGTTATGGAAGAGGCGATGGGGGGAGACTCTAAAGCTGGAGGAAAAAAAAAGGCAAAGATGAGCCTATAACGTGGGGAAGGATAGAGGAGCTGGGGCTGGGCTTATTAGGTCTGTCCCCAGATTCCCTCTACTCTCTGACGTTTAAGGAGTTCGGGAATGCTGTGCGTGGAAAAAAGGAGAGTGAGGAGATGCTGGAGCGTTCCAATTGGGAGCGTACCAGGTGGCAAACTTCGCTACTTCTAAACGTCCACACGAAAAAAGGGAGCAAAATATCTCCCAGAGATTTAGCTGTATTCCCGTGGGAAAAGAAAAGGAAAAAAGCTAAAAAAGATAACAAGGGCTGGGATATGTTCAAAGCTCTCGCAGTAAAAAAGAAATGAGATGGCAAAGCTTGGAGATTTAGTTGTACGGATAGGAGCAGACACAAGAGGCTTAAATAAGAGTCTGGGAAAGGTTCAGCGCAATATGCGCTCAATGACGAGCAACTTCACGAAGCTCGGAACTTCTATGACCAAGTCGATAACGCTCCCGTTGTTAGGTATTGCAGCGATGGCTGTAAAGAGTGCAGCGGATCTTGAGAAGATGGAGACAGGCTTCATCTCTCTCGCTGGAGGAGCGGAGGAGGCTGCTGCGATGATGAAGCAGCTCAACGATTTCACAGCAAAAACGCCTTTTCAAATTGACGCAGTCGCAACAGCTGCTCGACAGCTTATCGCTTCAGGTACAGGGATCGGAGAGGTAAACGAACAACTCCAGTTCTTGGGAGATATCGCAGCTACAACAGGACAGCCAATTAACGAGATAGCAGCCATCTTCGCAAAGGTTAACGCCAAAGGCAAGGTGGAGCTCGAGAATTTAAACCAACTCGCGGAGAGAGGCATTCCAGTATTTAAAGGTTTAGCGGATGCAACTGGATTGCTCCCTTCTCAGCTCGGAGCTGGAGCTGTCACTGTGCAGCAGTTTAACGACTATTTAAAGGGCTTATCTAAGGAAGGGGGCTTTGCTGAAGGTGCGATGGAGAGACTCTCTCAAACGGCTTCTGGAAAGTTTAGCACAGCACTTGACAACTTGAAGCTAGCTGGAGCTTCGCTCGCGGAGTCTTTGCTTCCAATTATAAGTAATTTATTAGACAGTGTCGTGGAGCTCGCGCAAAGCTTTGTGGATCTCTCACCTTCTACAAAAAAAATGATACTTATCTTCGGGGGTGTTGCTGCTGCGCTCGGTCCTATACTCTTAATCTTACCACAAATACTCGCAGCTCTCCCATTGATGGCGGCAGCATTTACAGCGATGACTGGTCCGATAGGGTTGGCGGTTATAGGAGTCACAGCTTTAATTGGTACAGTCGCAGCACTTGTCAAAGCAAACAAAGATATCCCCTCTACACTCGAGAAAGCAAATCAAGCAGTACGGGAACACAGCACAGAGGTTCGGTATCTGGTAGGTCAGTATAAAGATGAGTCGAAATCTCTCGAAGATAGAAAACGGATATTAAGCGACCTCGCAGATATCGACGCTACACATTTCGGAAACTTAACAGTTGAGAATACTACATATTCTGACCTTGTTAAAAACTTGGATGCTTATACATCCTCTCTCAGGCGAAACTATCTCGAGAAGATACTTGCAGAGGAGGGCTCAAATCTCATGGCAAACCTTTTACACGCTGAGGAGCTTATAGGAAAAAACAGAATTAAACTACAAAAAGCTATAGATGACGGAGAGAGTGAGCAATTTATTGAGTCACGACGTAAACTATTAGCTTTATCTATAGAAAATGAAAAATTCCAGCTTAATAACCTTGAAGCATTCGAGAAGAAAAAGCTAGAGCTCCTTGATAAGTACGCAAGCAAGACAGGTCCTGTTTCTTCAAGCGCAGTTGTTCCCGATCCAGTTATAGTTGAAAAAGCTGTTGACGATATTATTGGATTTCTCAATAAGCTGGACGCAACGCCAGTTCCCAGGATATTTGAACTACTTAGCAACAGCATTCAAGATTTCGTTGTAAGCTCAACGCCTCAACTCCTTGCGTTCTTAAATGATTTCGAGGTTGCTGTTGAGAACACAACAGAGAAGGTCGCGGATAGTGTCAGGACTATGTCAGACGGTATAAACCAAGCAATTGAAACTGCTGTTGAGACTATGATTATAGGTTTAGCTGAAATGGTCGGAGCAGCTATCGGATCACAACAACCTATTGAAAACGTCGGAGCGTTTATCGGGAATACTCTCGGGGATATGGCTATTAACTTAGGAAAGTACGCTATAATGCATGGTGTTGTCATTGAAGCGATAAGAGAAAGTTTTGAATCGTTAAACGGAGTGCTAGTTGTTGCTGCTGGTATTGCGTTGATCGCTCTCGGTTCTGGAGTCAAATCATCTATAGCAAAAGCAGCTTCAGATGCTGGTATTCCAGCTCTCGCGGAGGGTGGTTTGGCTTATGGTCCAACTCTCGCAATGGTAGGAGATAATAAAGGCGCGAGTATAGATCCCGAGGTAGTCGCTCCACTCTCAAAACTCAAGGGGATGCTAGGAGGTAACTCTATCCAGGTGTACGGGCGTATCTCAGGAGACGATATTGTACTAAGTAATTCACGAGCTTCACGAGATAGAAACAGATTCTAAATGGGTTATACTATAGCTACATCTGAGTTTACAGATATAAAGAATACAGATTGGAAGGTTAAAATTGTAAGCGTTCTTGATCCTAGCATCGGGAGCTCTCCCTTTTCTCTCGGTCCAGATGGCTTCAGTCTCACGTATGATTTCGATGAGTACGACAGATGCAAACCGATTGTTGGGAGTAGGGTACAAATAACTCTGTACCATCCAAAAGAGACAAGTGTAGGTTTGTTCTTTGATGCTTTTTATAACGCACTAGATAGCGCGGAGGAGGGCACATATAGGATAGAGATATACAGGGACCAGGACTCAGCAAATGAGCTTTGGTGGGCTGGTGCGATAATGCCAGAGCAAACAGTTATACCTGACGACTACCCACACGCTCCAGTTACTCTCACAGCTGTTGACGGGTTAGCTAATTTAAAAGGTATTGACTATAATAACGATGGAGCAGCGTACACTGGTACAGCTCTCGTCCTGGAGCACCTTCACAACTTAATACAAAAGCTACACATCAGCGATGTATGGAGCGCGTCAGCTGTAGAGTTAAAGTTTTACGAGGACTATATAGGAAAGGAGTACAAAGATTACATTGCTGGAGCTCAAAACAAGCAGCTCGAAAACGCAAAGATTCATCATAATACCTTTTATAATAAAGACGAGGATAATGTAAAGCAGTACTTTTCTAGCTATGAAGTACTCGAGAGTCTCGCCATAGCATTTAACGCTTCAGTGTTTATGGCTCAGGGCTCTATGTGGTGGGTCCCTCTTGGAGCTATTCAGTCGCACGCCACGGGGAGCACATCTATTGCTAACTTCATGTTAGGAGATGGGACGAGGACATACAACACAAGTGCAAACGTCATAACGGGCGCGATATTTGGCAGTAACTCCGCACAATGGGAGAAGCTCAAAGGATGGGAGAGGACGAGCGCTCCCTCATTTAAGGAGGTATTAAGAACTAGAGAATACCAGGGTAACAAGCCAATAGTGAGGGACTCAATATATACAAAGGTCAACCTCTTAGCTGGTACTGTTCTCGACGATGAGGATATCGAGTATCCAGTAGAAACAAGGTTTTTAATATCTGGATTTATAACGTACAAATATCCAGGCGATGGGACCTCGACAGACGACGACAGAGTCGCGCGTTTAAAGTTAGCGATAAAGCTTAGAGTAGGAGACTCAGGAGGTACAGAGAAGTATCTCGCGAGAGCTGTTACTTTCGATGATACAAATGTCTCTTACGCTCAATTTTATGACTCGCTAAGTGATACAGACCCCGATACTCCGCAATTTTGGGACCCAATATATGCAGCTTCTTCATGGGAGTCTGGAGTAAGTACGACAGATATTATAAGCAACGTTTTCGATAAGAGGCTTGGAACGAACGCCCCAAACGATGGGGACGGAGGAGATATTAACTATATACCTTTTAGTATACTAACCAGCGAGCTCGCAGCTCAAGCTATAGGTTTGCAGCTCTCAGCCACAGTCTCAGGTTTAAATGTTTATGGCGCAAATGATGCGGATTTAGTAGATGCAACAGCAGAGATTACTGTTGGAGAGTTTGCTGTACATATATACGATCAGGACTCACCACAAGAGTTCAACACCTTAGATATTAAAGCTACGAATCCAGACAGCGCAAGGTATATACATACTCAAGGAAGCACTCTCGTAGGTGACAGGATTACAGATAACGATCTCGGGAC